GAAAGCAAAGACCTCTACCTATTGGGCGAATTGGTGGAAAGTATATGGATTAGGAGAAACAGGTAGTTTAGAAGGTGTATGTATTCCTGATTGGAAAGAAATAGATAGACTTCCTGAAGATGCAAGATTAATGGCTTATGGTATGGACTTTGGTTATTCAGTAGACCCTACTACCTTGATTGCATTATATAAATGGAATGATGCTTATATCTTTGATGAGGTTCTTTATAAGAAAGGAATGTTAAATAGAGATATAAGTCGCTTCCTACAACAACAGGACATAAAAGAAAACATAATAGCTGATTCAGCAGAACCGAAATCAATAGCAGAGTTACAAGGATATGGACACTCTGTATATGGAGTAAGCAAAGGCAGAGACAGTATAGTATATGGTATTAACCTCATCAACCAAAACGAGATATACGTTACTGCAAGAAGCAAGAACTTAAAGCGTGAACTACAAGGATATGTATGGGCAAAAGACAAAGAAGGTAACACACTACAAAAACCTACAGGGGAACATCCTGACTGTATAGATGCAGCACGATATGTTCTTACTGACCAATTAGAGAATCCTAATAAAGGAGAATATTTTATCTATTAATTAGGATTGTTTAAAAAAAGTTTATATATTCGTATAAACAAAGTTTAATTAAATCAATAATTATGGAAGATTTTACAGAAGTATTAATTAGCAATTTAACAAAGAAAGAGAACCGCAGGAACACAATTAAATTCATAGGCTACTCTTTACTCTTTGGATTATTTGGATTAGCATCAATGTATGGATTTTTATACTTTATGCTATGGGCAAACGAAATAACAGATAAGATTCTTGGAATATCATAAGATGAAACAAGCGTGTTGGTACGAGGATATTTACGTTGTACAGAAACCTACAAAGCGAGGTGGTTATAAAGGTTCTGATGTAACACTTTACATTGACTACAAAGGTCAAAGAAATATAGGAAGTCAAAAGATAACCTATGCACAGAACAGTAAAGAGTTAGTAGATGCAATAGAGACTGCTTACGAATACGCATATAAAAGATTCATATTAAATAGTTAATATTTTTTCATTTGGTTAAATTGGGGATTAGGTGGCTTTGTGCTACCTTTTTCTTTTTATACATATTAATGACTTATTTATTGTAATTATATGAAAGTTGAAATAAACGTACCTGATTCACTTAACGAGATTACTTTAGGACAGTATCAAAGATTTGAGAAGCTGAACACAAAGGACAATCAAGGTTCTACATTCCTGCTTCAAAAAATGGTAGAGATATTTTGTAATCTTGATTTGAAAGATGTAGCAGAGATTAAATACAAGTCTGTACAGGAGATAGCAGTACACTTAAATAAGATATTCGACACTAAACATACATTGATTCCTACTTTTGAATTAGGAGGTGTAGAATACGGTTTTATACCTGTATTAGACGATATGACATTAGGGGAGTATATAGACCTTGATGAGAACTTGGGAGATTGGCAGACAATGCACAAAGCAATGAGTGTACTATACAGACCAATCAAATATAAGAAAGGACATAAGTACAATATAGAGCCATATAGTGGAATGAATGACAGACTAAAGTATATGCCTTTAGATGTAGTGTTTGCTGCTATGGTTTTTTTTTGGAATTTAAACAACGAGTTAATAACAACTATCCTGAACTATTTACAGAAGGAAACACAGAAGCTGACTACTCAACAGAGGGAACGTTTGGAAGCAAGTGGGGTTGGTATCAATCGGTCTATGGAATTGCTAAAGGAGATGTTACCAAGTTTGATGAGGTTACCAAACTCAATGTACACGAGTGCTTAATGTACTTGGCTTTTGAAAAAGATAAAATAGAATTAGAAAAGAAACTGATTAAGAAACGATGAAAGGGTTTTACAACGTAACAGACAAACTAAAAGATACACTATTAGCAGAGCCATTTGTAAATACAGTTACATTTGGGTCTATTGATGATGTAGACCTCAACAAACAAACAATCTTTCCTTTGTCTCATATCACAGTAAACAATACTACTGTAGGAAGCAAGACCCTAACATTCAATATTAGTATTCTTTCTATGGACATTGTAGATATAAGCAAAGATGAGGTTACTGATATATTCGTAGGAAACGACAACGAACAAGATGTGTTAAACACTCAATTAGCTTTACAGACAAGAGTAATCAATATCCTACAAAGAGGGGATTTATATACAGACCTTTATCAAGTACAGGGAGATGTTACTTGTGAGCCATTTGTAGATAGATTTGAAAACAAGTTAGCAGGATGGGCAGCTACATTTGATGTAGTAGTACAAAACGATATGACAATATGCGACTAACCAAAACACAGGAGGCTTTAGAATCCTTTAAGAAGTTTGTTATACAACAGGCACGTACAAGGCTTACAAAAAGTCGTAAGAACGTTTCTAAAGAACTTTATAATAGTTTAAAGGGTAATGTGAAGGAGATGCCTAATTCTATCCTCTTGGAGTTTGGAATGGAGGAATATGGATTGTATCAAGATAAAGGGGTAAGCGGTACAGAGAAGAAGTACAATACACCTTATTCTTATACTACAAAAATGCCACCTGTAAAGAAGTTATCCGATTGGGCAAAGACACGAAATATAAGATTAAGAGACGAACAGGGAAGATTCACAAAGGGCAATTATAATACCATAGGATATTTGATAGCAAGAAGCATATACAGAAAGGGAATTAAACCTACTTTGTTTTTTACAAAACCATTTGAACAAGCATTTAAAAAATTACCTGACGAACTTGTAGAGAAGTTTGGATTGGATGTAGAAGATTTTTTAGCATATACATTAAAAGAAGATAGATTGAGATGAGTACAAAGATTAACGTAAGAAGTCCTTATTATTTACATTTAACAGAACCAACAGTACCGTTACCTTTGTATGATTGTACAGTAGCTAACTTAACAGGGTTTTCTGTAGACAATCAAGGAGTGATAACTTTACCAAGTCCTGACTATGGAACAATACACTCTTATACAAGTTCAGCAGGAGACTTTGCTAATGGTAAGTTTGGAACAGTAAGTACAGACACTTCAAGAACAGTTGTGTTTACCCTTACGATTCCTGCAGGATTTTCTAATACTTCTGATTTGTTTTTTGAATGTGGAGCAACTGCAACTCAAGCAGGAACTACAACCTCAACAGTAGAAACACCTTGTACTCCTTCGGTAACTACATCAGGGTCTATTCCTTCTCAAACTATAGATAGTGGAGGTGCAACAGTAGACATTGATTTAAGTGGATATTTTACAGGGGAAACTACTTATGCAGTATCTAATAACGACCCCTTGTTGGTTACAACCGCACTAAACGGTAGTACATTAACTATAAGTTCAAATGCAATAGCAGGAAGCACAACGGTATATGCTTTAGGTAGAGATGGTAGTTATCCAACTACTTGTGAGGCAGTACAACCTATATCGGTAACAGTAAGTGCTACAGGAGTAGATTTCGATTGTAGTCCAAGTCCTTTGAGTGGAGGTTCAATAGCAGCAGATGGTACAATTACAAGACCTGTATCAACTGCGGTAATACAAGGAATATCTTTAACTAACGGAGGAGCATTGTTAAGTCCTGAACAAGTATCAGCCAATACAGGTGAAAGTTCGCAGGATGTTACTTTGTGGTTTAAACTAACTGCTCCTGCAGGATATGATAACGCAGGTGCTACGGTATGGTGTTCATCTACTCTTACACAGGCAGGAACTGCACCATTAGTATTTAGTTGTTCATTAGCTTCTTTAACAGGACAAAAAATAGCAAGAGATGGTAGTATATCTTTAGGTACTGCAGCTTTAGGAACGGTAGTAAGTTTTACACCTCCTGACCCACCATTTGGAGAGGTTACAACAGATACATCAAGAACGGTAGAGTTTCAAGTAGAAATACCGAGTGGATATGCAAATGCAGGAAGCACTATAAACTGTTCTAAAACACTTACACAACCTGCTACTGTTTCAATATGTGGAAGCAATGAGTTTTATCTATCTACAGGAAAGAATAGGGTAACAGACTTTTGTGATGCTACTTATTCTACACCTACACTAATAACCTCAACTGCATCTACTATCACAGGATTAATGGGAAGCCAAATCTGTAAAAACGGAAGTGCCTTTAATGGTAGAGGTTTGTATTACGGTGTTAGAACCGCCTATATACAATCTGCAATAGGTATCGGAGTAGGAGATTACTATGTAGTACAAATAGATTCAGCAGGAATTGTATTATCAGTAGAAATAGGAAACTGTCAAGGAGGCGGAGGTTCAGGAAGTTCAATAATATTATAATATGGCACTTAAAAGAATAGAATTAGATTTGTATATATGGGAGGGGTTAGAAGCTAACCAACCTTCTGTACCGCAATATCAAATAAATAAATCAAGAATAGATACCCATACAAATATCACAATAGAGATAGGAGAACTTGTAAGAGATTATCTTGAAGTAAGTTTTAATGATGACTACCTTTCAGAAACAAGGTGGGTAAGAGCAGTTGTAAGATACTATGATGAATCAGATAACCCTTATACATATAGCAATCCTCAAGACTTCTTGTTTATAGCTACAGACGGCTATGGGTACTTTGAAGATGGAACAAATCCTGAACTTTCAAGACACGCTTTAATAAGTGCGGATAATATTTACTTACCTGAATCAACTGCAGGTAGATTACCAATATTTGCAGAAGGTGTTGGAAAAGTAACAATTGATTCAGTAGATACAGAAATAACCGATAGCGGAAATACAAACCAAAAGATACAATATGTGGACATTCCTTCCAATAGCAATACTATTCAGGTATATGATACGGATGATACTACACTATTAAAAACAATTAGTGTAAGTAATATATGTGAACCTAAATACACACCTTACAAGATTACTTTTGTAAATAAGTATGGAGCGTTTCAAGACCTCTACTTCTTTAAAAAGACAATGGAGAGTACTAATGTATCAGACGAAACATTTAAGCGTAATACAATAACTAATACGAGTTCTACATATCAAACATACGAAGGACAAAGGCAACGATATAACGTAAACTCTAAAACAAACCTAACAATGAATACAGGGTTTGTTAAAGAGGATATGAATCAAACTATTGAGGAGTTGTTCTTTAGTGAAAACGTATGGATAAGATATGAGGGGAAAACGCTTCCTGTAATACCTGCATCAAAATCATTACAATACAAAACATCACTAAATGACAAACTAATTAATTACACAGTTGACTTTGAATTTGCTTTTGATAAGATAAACAATGTACGCTAATGCTACAATTACAACTTTACATAGAGGGACAGGAAGTAGAATTGTATAAGGATGAGAGTATTACTCTTACTCAATCTATACAAGACATAAAAGATATATCGAAGATATTTACAGACTACACTAAAACCTTTAATGTACCTGCTTCTAAAATAAACAACAAAATATTCAAGCATTTCTATAATCCGCATATCAGAGCATATAATTCCAATATTGGAAAGTTTGAATCCTTTGATGCAAGAAAAAAGAAAGATGCTGAACTATTCCTTAATTACAAGCCATTTAAAAAAGGGAAAATAAAGTTTGAAGGTGTACAACTAAAGAACAACGAACCGCATACATATAGGATAACATTCTTTGGTAACACTATAAACCTAAAAGATACATTAGGAGATGATAAGTTAGGCAACCTATCACAGTTAAGTAAGTTTGACTTTGATTACAATAGTGCCAATATCATTACCTATATGGCTGATGGAAAAGATGTAGAGTTCTTTGGCGGTACTATTGATGATGCTATTATCTTTCCTCTTATTACACATACAGGTAGATTAATATATGATGTTAGCGAAACAAATGATGCAACGAATAAAATCTACAACATAAATCCATTAGCAGGAGCAACAACTAATCACGGAGTACCTTTAAGTGAATTGAAACCTGCTATAAGGTTGTACGCTATTGTAAAAGCCATAGAAAGTCAAGTAGGATATAATCTAACATTCAGTACAGACTTCTTTAATGCTACCAATTTAAGTTTCTATAATCTTTATATGTGGTTGCACAATAAGGAGGGAGGGTTATTCCAAGACCAAGATGCACAATATCAAATATCAGGTTTTAATAACATAACAGGAGATATAGCGGATATACAGGGTGTAACTAACAAGACGTTTGTAAACCAATACAACGAAGAAAACGAGGATAGGTATTTAAGAGTAAATGTAAGACCAAGTGGGATTGCTGCTTATAATTTAGTTATAAAGCAAGATGGAGAAGAATTTCAAAGATTCGACAATCTAACAGGAGAAACAACAAATGGTTTAGCGAACTTTAGTAACCAAGACATAGCTATACCAAATGGTACTTATACTTTCTTTATAGAGACAGAAGTCGTATCAGATTACGATGTAGATATTAGCATAGAAAGTAAAAGGAGAGGAATATTTGAAGGAAACAAAAAAATAACCATAAAGGATGCTACTGCTTCTTACTCAACAGACAAAACAATAAACATAACTACTTTAATGCCTGAAATGAAAGTAATAGACTTTCTTACAGGGTTATTTAAGATGTTTAACCTAACTGCTTACCAAAACGATGCAGGAGTAATAGTAGTAGAACCTTTAGACAACTTCTTGGCAGCAAGTAATCAAGTTTGGGATATAACTAAACACCTTGACAAAACACAAACTACAGTAGATAGCGTATTACCGTTTAAAGACATTGTTTTTAAGTATAAAGGAATAGGAAGTTTTTTAGCAAACAACCACAAAGAGTTATTTAATAAAGAATGGGGAGCGTTAGAATATAAGTCTCACGAGAAATACGATGGAGAAACATATTCTGTAGAATTACCTTTTGAGCATTTCAAATACGAACACCTTTATGAAACTGATGGTGGAGTTTTACAAACCACAACAACAGGAGATGGTAATGAAGAAAACAAAGATAGCCTTTTACAGTATGGTTATTCAGTAGACGAAAATCAAGCACCTTATTTGGGAGAGCCTTTGGTGTTTTATGCAGTAAGGTCTTTTACTACTATGCGAGTAATAAATCTTGATGGTTCTGCACAAACAACCGCAGTAAATGGTGCTTATATGCCTCTTAACTCTTTAGGAAACTTAAATGTATTTGGTAATAGTATCTATCAAGGTTTAAACTTCAATCAAGAATACGATGAGTACACAAGGGTAGTAAATCAAAAATCTTTATTTGAAACGTATTATAAGAACTACGTTAAAGATATGTTTGATAAACGTAAGAGATTAAAAACGGTAAAAGCATATCTACCTTTAGAAATATTGATTAAGCTAAACCTCGCTGATAAAATAATAGTATTTGATGACATTTATAGAATCAATAAAATAACAACAAACTTTGAGACTAACGAAAGTACATTAGAACTCACTAACATATTTGAAGAGGTTACTTATAATACGATAACCTATGTAGCACAAAACTGTTTAACAGTAGATACTACCCTTAAAACCTCTGATGATTTTGTTCTAACTGCGGATGCGAATTGTAATACCGATTTTGTAATACCTGACCTTACAACAACAGTACCTAACATAGTACCACCTAACGACCCTGACCCTGTTTACGATGAAGTACCACTAACGGTAACTGCACCTGTAATAGAAGAGTATCAAGTAACAGTACCTACTTCTACTTCGGTATTCTTTAACTATAAGATAACAGAATTAGGTAAATTAGGAGATACACCACAGGTAGATGAATATGGATTTGTATATTCTACTTCATTATCGGATATAAGTTCATCAGACGATGTATTAGATTTATTTGCAACAGGCAATGTGGTATTTGTACCTTATAGTCCTGTTAATCCAAGTTTTGAAGTACCCAAGATAGTAAACTACGAAAGACCATTATTAACGCATCCTACAACGTACTATTGGAGGTTCTATGCGAGAACTAACACAGACCCTAAACACGGTAGAGCAGATGCTATTTCAGATGTATTTACTGCTTCTACGGTAGCTGCGCCTGTTAATCAATTTAAAAACGGTACAGGAGAATTATTGTCCTCTTATGTGGATTCAGAAAAATACGGATTATTTAGCGCATACGTTCAATTCCTTTCATTAGACCATCCTGATTTGTATGGCACTTATGGGCAGGTAATAAGAACGTGGTTTGATGATTATAGTTTTGATACCTACAAGAAAATCGTAGAATGGCTTACAGGGGTATATGACCCTGAATTAGAAACATTCTACCCATTATCTCATACGTTTAAGTATTTAGATTCCAAAGGGGATGATGGCTATTTTGAAATGTCTGATGTAACAGGAGCGCAAGTAGTCTTAACGAGAAACAGTAGAGGGGATTATAGAATAAATATAACAGGAGGTCAATTTACTTACAGTACAGGAGTACAATTAGGATTATTGGCTGAAACAGGAGACTTTGAAAGCACATCAGGATGATACAAAATATATTAGACTTATTAGAGTTTGCAAGAAGCGAAAAATGGAAAGGGCAGTATATAGATATTGCTTTAGGTAAAAACAAATATCCTGAATCAATTAAGGAAGCATACAAACAATTTAGACAATGGCAGTAAAAAAGACAATAGAACTTGAAGCTAAAGTAGACAAAGCACAAAAGGATTTAGAAGGTGTAGCTAAAAGCGTACAACGAATAGATGATAATCTTGAAGATGTAAAGGACACTACAGGAGGTGTAGCTAAAGGAGTAAAAGGAATTGGTAATGCTCTTAAAGCTGCAGGGGTCGGTTTAGCTATTGCTGCTTTTGCAAAGTTAGCAGAGGTATTTAATCAAAACCAAAAAGTAGCAGATGCTTTCAATACAGTATTTGAAACATTAAGTTTAGCTTTTAATGACTTCTTTAAGTTTCTTGATGCGAATGTAGGAACTGTTATAGAGTTCTTTAAGGGTATATTTAATGACCCAATACAATCCATAAAAGATTTTGGTTCTGCTATTAAACAAGGATTTATAGATAGATTAAAACAAGGTTTAGAAGCATTAGGATTATTTGGTAAA